CCGTGATGATCTACAAAATACCTGCATATTTCACGTCTCTCCAAGCTTTCTGTAAGAAACTGGTATTCATGTAATCTTTTGTAGCCTTTCAAACCTAAGAAGTTGAAATAGTCTGCCATTTGACCGTGTATCATCATAGCCGCTACATATCTTTTGTTGATCTCGTCAAAGATATCTTCTGTTTTTGTTACTTCAAGATTGTTTGTAAATTCAATCATGATCGCACCTCCTTAAGAGATACGCTTTATAATAATATTCGCATCTTTTACTATTGCCGTTGTTGTTCCTACATTTCCGATGCTTACGATTAAGCTACCGCAAGATGGTACAGTTACAACCGTTGTTGCTCCCACGTTCTGAAATGTGTTCGCTGTAACTACTGTATAGTCCATTTCTGTTCCACCAATAGCTTCTCCGTTAAGCTCTACAGCAAGTGCCGTTGCTCCTGCTGCATTAGCGGATACATTTCCGTTAAATTCTACCTCTACAGTCATAGGACAGTTTGATCTATTCGTTAACGTAAACAGACCAGACCCCTCTACATGATTCAGCCACCCATAATTACAAGTACAACGTCTGCTACTATATCGTGTATTCGCAAATAGTACGTTTGCACCACTGTTTACATCCTGCTGTGCTACATTTACCGCATTTAACATAATTTTCCCTCCTAAACAAAAATAGGATGCCGAACCCGACACCCTATCGTCAATATATTGCTAGTCTACTTAGTAGATATGGATTCTTCCAACAAGCTTGATTTATTTACACATTTACACTTCCGCAGTTGCAACCACCGTATGCATACCCATTATAGGATACATAAGGACTTGCTGTAATGTATGCAGGTGTTGGGAATGGTCTAACAGCATCCACAATGTTCTTAGTCTGTGATACCTGCGAAATCTGGAAGTTAGATAACTGTAAGTCTCTATCTCTGTCCGCAAGTTTATCTCTAAGATTCTGGATTGTGTTGTCCTGCATCAACTGGCGTGTAGCCTGTCCGTCTGCGAGGATTGTTTCCTTAATATCACAGCAACACTGTGCCATCTGTGCCTGCATATTCTGGGCCATTAAAGCCGCATCATAGCGGTTCTGTAACACTTCTTTCTGTGTTTCACAGCAACA